GTTATCTGCCCGCTGTCAATCATGGATAGCGCATGGCGTGATGACTTGTTTACCTTTGCTACCCACAGGACAGTATCCGTGGCTCACGGTGCGGCGGCAAAACGTAAAAAGATTATTGAAGAAGGGTCTGAGTATGTAATCATTAACTATGATGGCGTTGCTATTGTAGCTGATGAGATAAAGAAAGGTGGCTTTGACCTAGTGATTGTTGATGAGGCGACTCACTACAAGAACGCACAAACGACACGTTGGAAGACACTGAACAAGCTAATTAACGAAGATACATGGCTGTGGATGATGACAGGTACACCCGCCGCGCAAGCTCCAACAGATGCCTATGGTCTAGCTAAGATGGTCAACCCCAGATCAGTGCCAAGGTTCTTTGGGTCATTCAAAGACCAAGTTATGCACAGGGTATCTCAGTTTACATGGAGACCCAAGCCCGATGCTACAGAGGTCGTGTTCAAAGCACTACAACCTGCGGTTAGGTTTACAAAGGAAGAGTGCTTGGACTTACCACCAATGGTGTATGTGAAGCGTGAGGTAGAACTTACACGGCAACAGAAGAAATACTACAAACAACTCAAAGACAAGTTAGTAATGGAGATTACAGGGGCAGAGGTCACGGCTATGAACGCGGCGGTAAGTCTGAACAAACTCCTACAGATATCGGCAGGGGCTGTATATACTGATGATGGGTCTACACTAGAGTTTGATATCAAGCATAGATACAAAGTGCTTCGAGAAGTAATTGACGAATCAAGTCAAAAGATCTTAGTGTTTGTACCCTTTAAGCATGTCATAGACATCTTAACAGACAAGTTACGGTCAGAGGGTATAACAACTGAAGTTATACGTGGCGATGTATCTGCACCTCAACGAACACAGATATTCAGAACCTTTCAGACAACCCCGAACCCACGTGTGCTGGTAATCCAACCACAAGCCGCCGCACATGGTGTCACGTTAACAGCCGCTAACACAGTGGTCTGGTGGGGGCCGACGAGTTCGCTAGAAACTTATGAACAAGCCAACGCTAGGGTGCATAGGTCAGGACAGGTACATAAATCTACCGTTGTGCAACTCCAAGGTTCTGCCGCAGAAAAACACGTTTACAGGTTATTAGATAAGAGAATCAACGTCCACACAAAGTTGATAGATCTTTACAACGAGGTACTTGACTAGCGTATCAATAGATACTATATATAAATTCTCGATAGGCAAAGGAGAGTATAATGAGCGACGCTACGGCTGAAAAGATGACCAGTGCATACATAAAGATACGTGCCGAGAGGTCAGCGCTATCAGCAAAATTTAAGGCAGAGGACGATAAACTTGTGAGACAACAAGACGTTCTCAAACGAGCATTGCTTGACTACTGTGAGAACCACGGTTTGGAAAGCGTAAGAACTTCTGCGGGATTGTTTTTTAGATCTACTAAGACGAAGTATTGGACAAGCGATTGGGAGGCTATGCATAAATTTATATTAGAGCATAATGTGCCAGAGTTTCTTGACAAGCGTCTTAACACGAGCAATATTAAGCAGTTCCTAGAAGAAAACCCAAACACAGTTCCTGATGGTTTAAACATCGATAAGGAATATGTAATTTCTGTAAGGAAGAAATAATGAGTGAACCATTTGTACCAATCGAAGATGTGGCGAAACATTTCTCTGTTTCCATATCTACTGTACGAGCGTGGGTAAGACAGAACCACATACCTAAAGATACCTACATTAAAATAGGTAATACTTATAGGTTTAACGTGAGTGATGTGTCTCATGCTTTAACTAATAAAGAGAAAGAAAGTGAACCTGCTAATAAGTGGGAGCAACACTTCGAAGAACCAACCGATATCGTTGCTGATATTGATTTAGACGACGATATATAAAACCCCTAAACCTCTTAAGGAGAGCGAAAAATGACTGAGATGTATATTATTGAGAATGTAGAAGCCCTATGGCCTAAAATTGACACCACCTATGTGTTTAAACCAAAGCCAATAGGTAGAAGTATGCCCTGTGACCCTTCAGAAAAAGACGCAGAGTATTCTATACAGTTTCGTATGGACAACGAGACAGCGAAGAAATTGTTTATGGCTATGTCAAAAAGCTACCAAGCCAACAGGGAGAAAGACTGGGATGAGAAACTATCAAATCCTTTTATTAAAGATGATGATGGCACTTATACCTACAAAGCTAACCTAAAAGGTAAGTATAGTTCAGGTTTATCTAAACCTCCTATGCAATTAGATTCCCAGGGTAACAAGTTACCTGCTGATTTCCAACTAACGACAGGTAGCACAGTCAATGTTGCCGTGCAGTTCAACCCGTATAAAGGTTACGGTCAAAATTCTGTAAACTTAAGGTTACGTGCTGTACAAGTTATCAAGCTTTCTGAACGAAGTGAGTACAATCCGTTTGGCAAAGTAGATGGTGGCTTCACCATAGAAGATGCTAATCCTTTTACTAAAACTGCCGAGAAGTCTAACGTCGTAAGCATTGCTGAACCTGTAGATGACTTTGATGAAGAACCAGTAAAAGAACCAAAGAAAGTTGTTAAAAAGCCCGCTCCACCACCACCCACGGCGGAAGACGACTTGAGTTCCGTACTCGATGCTTGGGACGATTAAGTCTCAATGGAACTCCGCCACGACTAGGTTTATACCGAAAAGGATATCTGCCGATGTCCAGTCGTGGTGTCTTTCGGCACTAGTGGGTGGATATTATGGAAACAAAAACATTTTTAAAGAGGGTACTAGGTGACGACGGCTTTTACTGCGTATGTGCTTTTAGCGATGAGCGTAGGATACAGAAGCTATACCCCTCAATAGATGCGGTTGTAGACGCGTCTAAAGACCTAGACGAGCAAGGATTTGATATATACTTTGGGTTGTCCACGTTTGAGACAGGCCAATCACGTAAAGCAGATAACGTAAAGAACATCAGGTCATTCTTTCTTGACCTAGATTGTGGGCCGAGTAAGGAATACCCTACCCAGAAGGATGCGCTGACAGATCTGATTCGGTTTTGTAAGACGCTATCTTTACCTAAACCTGTTATGGTGAGTTCTGGTAATGGAGTGCATGTGTACTGGCTGTTGTCAGAATCAGTGGTGATTGACGACTGGTTACCTATAGCAACGCGTCTAAAGAAACTATGTGCAGATCATAAACTACTGGCTGACCCTGTGGTCACAGCCGATGTTGCTAGGATACTACGCGTACCAAACACACATAACTATAAGAACGGGGTCGCAAAAGAAGTAAGTTTTATTGGCGTGCCTACAAATGAGTTAGTGGATTTTGATAAGTTCTCTGAGTTGTTAGGTGGGGAAGCTATACCACAACCTAAGAAAATGACGCCTAACTCTGTAGCTTCTTTGTTTATGGATAACTCTGACACTGAGTTTAAGGTCATACTATCTAAGACTGTGAAGGGTAATGGGTGCGAACAGATAAAGAATATAATACAGAACAGAGAAACTGTAAGCGAGCCCATGTGGAGAGCAGGGTTATCCATAGCAAAGTTCTGTGCTGATAGCGACAAAGCTATAGAATTGATGTCCAAAGGGCATGAAGGTTACGATGAGAAGTTAACAGAAGATAAGGTATCTCTCATAAAAGGGCCGTACCTTTGCAATAGATTTGATGAATATAACCCTGATGTCTGTACAAACTGTAAACATTGGGGCAAGATAAAATCTCCTATAACATTAGGTCGTGTGGTTAAACAGGCGCAGAGCGCTCCAGATATACCAGATTACCCCGCACCGTACTTTAGGGGAGAGAATGGCGGTATATATGTAAGCGTCAGAGGTGCTGACGGGGAGGAAGAACATAGACAGATATATCATAACGACCTGTACGTTGTTAGGAGGCTTAGGGATGTAGAGCTTGGAGAGGCTATCGTTATGCGGTTACATCTCCCAAAAGACGGTATAAGGGAGTTCACAGTACCGCTTACGGCAGTAACATCCAAGGAAGAACTACGTAAACAGTTGTCTATGCAAGGCATAGCAGTAGCGAGGATGGATGAATTAATGCAATACACAACAACATGGGTAAACGAATTACAGTCACAGAAGGAAGCAGATGAAGCACATAGGCAGTTTGGTTGGGCTAACGACGCCTGTGAGTCTTTTATACTTGGTAACCAAGAGATATTTAAAGACAAGGTAGATTTTAATCCACCATCTTCCCAGACTGCGGGGTTGTTTCCCTCGTTCGAACCAAAGGGTTCTTTAGATGCTTGGAAGGAAGCGATAAACTTTTACAATCGAGATGACTTTGAACTACACCAATTTGTAGTGGGTACATCCTTTGGTTCTCCTCTTATGCAGTTTCTACCCATACATTGTGCAGGATTACATATATACAGTAAGGAGTCAGGGGTAGGTAAAACCACCGCAATGTCAGCAGGTATATCTGTGTGGGGTAACCCTGATGACCTGATTATCCATGAAAGAGATACCTTTAACACAAAGATGAACCGTGGTGAGGTGTATCATAACTTACCTCTGTACATGGATGAGCTGACGAACACACACGGTAAGGAGTTATCAAACCTTGCCTATCAACTTACAGGTGGCCGCCAACGTGGACGTATGTCTAGCGGTAGTAACACAGAACGTGCCCGTGGCGATGCTTGGAAGCTACTCGCTGTAACTACAGGAAACACAAGCATTGTAGAGCGTATCAGTATCATAAAAGCCATGCCAAAAGCAGAGGCACAGAGGATACTAGAATGTAGGGTGAGCCGTATAAACTTTGAAACAAAAGAAGAAACAGATTCTTTTAGCACCGCCATACAGAATAACTACGGTCATGCGGGTGAGGTCTACATCCAATATATTATGAATAACCTAGATGCAGTGATTAAGCTTCTTGAGGAAGTGCAAGAGGTTGTAGATCGCAAAGCACGGCTAACTGCTGAGAACCGTTATTGGTCTGTCCTTGCAACCTCTACGATTGTCGGATTGATAATGGCAAAACGTGCAGGGCTTATCCAATATGACACCTCAAAGGTCTTCTCATGGATTATAGAGCGTTTAAAAGAGAACAAGCGTCAGGTAGCAGACATGAGCATATCTGTCGAAGAAACACTAAACGATTACATACATGAGCATTGGAGCAATGTGCTGTGGATTAAGAGCACTGATGACCTCCGTAAGCAAGATGACGGTGTTACGTCACTCGTTATCCCAGAGGCGCTCCCAAGGGGTAAGTTAGTTGCACGATACGAGACTGATTTGAAACGTGCGTACCTTGTTGTGAAGCCACTAAAGCTATGGTGCGGAGAACAACAAATAAACTATAACTCGTTTATACATGACCTTACAAGCAAGCTGGGCGCTACTAAAGTAAAGATGCGTCTAAGTAGGGGCACGCATATGAACTTACCCCCAACATGGGTAATAGCTGTGGACTGTTCGATAGAGAATGAGAATAAGACAAGGGATACTGAAGACGAATGATCTCAGCCCTGACGGGGTAAGGATTATAGTTAATTGGGATGACATGGTAACAAGTTCCTCTGTGTTTATCTTGTGTGTCAATACCCAGGCGGCGATAGAGCAAGCCAAAAAAATAACCGATGCGAGGGGTTGGCAGACTGAAAGTCAGGTCAGAGTAGAGGATAACAAATTAGGGGTTCGCATATGGAGAACTGTGTGATATAGAGAGAAAGACAGGAAATAACTGTCACTCTCCGCCCTAACTAGGCCGCTCGTGCTACCGACACGGGCGGTTTTTTTAATCAAACAACCGTAAACCCCGATCCCAATCGTTACGACTGTCTCTCAAAGTCTCTCGCATTTGTGGGTTTAAACGAATGCCGTTGTACATCTCTAAAGATGTTTTTGCGTGTTGCTTCATAGAACGGTCAATAGTTTCGGCAGTAATTGCGGCCTCTTTGTGTTTCTTACTAAACGCACGCATTTCTTTTCTTACGTCTCGTGCGCCGTCAAAGTCACCCATACGTTTAGCAACGTAGTATTGTTTTAATAACTTAGAACGTTTTTTACTTATGGCGGTGTCTATACCCTTGATAATATTGTTTCGCTCTTGCTCTAACATATACCCCGTAGGAGCAAAACCAAGGAACTGTCCTGCACGTTCGAGCACGTTTACATCATCGTAGATAATATCGCCACGCCTAGACCTGTAGCCTTCTTCTCTGGAAATACGTCCTAAAAATGGAACTGACTTGTACGCATTCGCCACACCTGCAGGTAGAAGACTTTCTGTACCACGCATTAATTCCCCGTTATATAAATCTTTTGCACCCCGTTGTATCCTCTTCGCACTGCTTAAGAATGGGCCACCAAGATGAAACCCTATTAAACCTTCTAAGTCAGCGTTTCTGTCAAACTTGTTTTCTTGTAATAATAGACCTGTTAATCTTATACGGTTAGATGGGTCAATGCCTGACATAGCAGGTACACCTTTATACCAACCCTCTCCTATTGTTTTGCGTACAACAGTATCAAAATCATCATCGTCTTCACCTGCGATAAGTAAATTGTAAAGTACACTAAACGCACCGTAGAGCGGTACACCATGAACACCTGCAAAGAATAACGCTGTGCCATGAACACCTGCTAATTGTTTAGCCGCGATCTTACGCTGTTCAGCGTTCATGTCAGAGTCCATCATAGTTTTTGCAGACTTCAACATAGTGTAATACATCTGAAGTCCGTAGCTCTTATACATAAACGCAACTCTACCAATACCTTTTTGTGTAAGGGCGGGGGCTGTTTCTAGTACTGCTCCACCGTTGGTTTCTTGTGCTTGGCGTATTGCCTCTTTAGCGGCGGCTGTTTTCTGTTCTGTTGTAGCGCCTAGAAGATACTCAGTTCTACTTTGTTTATCGTTGGGTTTATATTTACCCATCAACTTCTCAAGCTCTAAATTATACCCCCCAAGTATTGTAGTTTGACGGTTAAAACGTTCTGCGTGGTTAAAGAAAAAAGCCGACATGGAAGAAATACTATCTCCAATGGTACGTTTCCTGCCTGACTCATCAAGACCTAAAGCATCTTTTAAGAATGATGTAGTTAGTAGACCACGCTTCGCTGCCATCTGCACGGCGGGTTTCATAAGCTCGTATTCTGCTTTAAAATTCTCAGGTATATCACTTTTTACTACGTAATCACCTTGCTCATTTCTATCGTACATCGCTAGTATATTATTTTTTGCTCCTCCAACAAGCCTACCTGCATTTGTAAGGTCAGATGCGCTCTGTTGGTATCCGTACTTAGCGCCGAGATATGGGAGCACAAACAACGGTACTTGAGATGTGTTAACTATGGCAGAGGATACGTTAAACCCAATGGTGTATATAAACGCAAACTGATTAGCTTTTTTGAAGAGAGGTTCGCTAGGAGGGTTACGTGCAAAACCCCCTCTCTGCAGCAATTCCTTTTTTAGGTCGGCAAACGACGCGGTGATGGCCTCAGTGCCTTTACCTACAATGCTCTCGGCTTTCATAGCCGCATCGTCAGGCGTTGCGGTATTTATTTGTTTTTCTATATCTTGAATACGTTTACCATGAACCAGACGTTCAGTTTGACGTCCTAAGTCATAAGCTTTTATACGAAATGCATCTAAAGAATCTTCTATAAACCCTTCAATATTTTCACGTTTTTTAAACGATTTGGCAAAAGAAGTTTCAGGTAAGGTGTCAATAAACAACTGGACAACCTCTTTTTGTACTTCGGGATCAACGTCATTTGCTTTTAACGCGTCTAATGTTTTACCTACGAATGAGAATGAGGGAGCGTTCTCAAAATGTTTTACATCAAAATCACCGTCATCAGTTTTAACATTTTCAAACTTATTATCTTTTCTTATTTCTGCTGCTGCTCTATCTCTTTCTGTTTCGCTCTTAAACATGCGTACTACGTAAGATGGGTTAGCTTCAGACTCTGGCGCTTCGTTTACGCTTTTATATGCATAGGTTAGTTTATATTTACCTTCACGCGTAAGCGGGAAATACACAGCTAGAGTATTTGCTTTAAATATTTTGTTGTATACACTACTTTTTAACTTTTTAGCGGCGTCAGGATCTTCTGCTAACGCGGCGTCCACACGACCAAAGAGTACGTCTTTTAACTTCTCGTACATGTTTCTATACGTATTACGTAATGCGGTGTACTGAGCTAACAGTTTTTTTCTATCCGCAGGGTTAAGTTTATTTAATTCTTTTTGTTGTAGTTTCCATATATCCATCTTTTCAGATTCAGGATTAAGTTTTTCTGCCTCATACTTAGGGTCTGTAAATTTTTTATACTCAGCATCTCTATCTTTTTTAGTTTTAAATGACTTAGTTTTTAAGTCTCCCTTGTCGTTTAAATATTCAAATTTATACCTAAGATATTGTGCTTCAGCATCAGCCTGTGAAAGAAGTGGGTCTACTTGATTTATGGTACTACCATAATCTGCATCATAGATAAGTTTATCCATAACCACTTTAAGTTTAGGGTTATCTTTCCTAAAGTTAGCGAGATCGCGCATCACTACATCTAGTGCCGCATCGGACTCCATCATAGCCCCACGTTGTTCTTCTATCGCTATATGTAAATTTTCAGCTAGTTTACCAAACCCAGCTTTTTCTGCTACGTCTGCCAAAGCTTGTGTACCTAATATCTTTAAAATACCTACCCTAGGACTTTTTCTTAAGTTTTTTAGAATGTCAAGCATACTATTCCCAAAACTCTTTACACCGTCGTAGCTGTTAATTTTTTTCTGTATAGTACCAAACGCTTTTGCCATCTCGTTTACACCGCCCGCAGTTGCGTTTAGTGGTAACATGTCTGCGTTTCTATACTCAGGTGCAGGAGCTATGAGAGCGTCAAACAAGTTATCACCTTGTACTAACGTATCTATTGCAGAAAACACGTCTAAACCTTTAAGAGAGTCATTTATGTTAGGTATGTAAGTTAGTGATACTGTAGGCGCTCCTACTAGCTTACGCCCAAAGTTTGCTATTATATTCATAAATCTACGGTATACACTTACGGGTTCACCTTGAATATTTATTGATGCCAGTGTTGATTGAAACTCTGGGTTGCTCATAGCTTCAGAAACAAACTCATCTAAGTTGGTACTGCCACGAGCAGTTGGGATTAAACCCTTAACCTTTTTAAATAACGTGTTAAGCTGTGCTGTTGTGGGGTTAGATTTGTCGCTTAACTTGGCAGATACAACTGCGTGTGTCATCTCATGTAGTAACGTGTGCGTGTTTAAACCCTCTGCTGAATTTAAACTTATAGTGTTTGTTCTAGGATCAAATACACCTGCGGAATCTAAATCTTCTACTATTTCAAGTTTTGTAGTTCCTATGTTGTTAGCAAGTACTTTCGCTAATGCACTGACGCGTGTACTTTGGCTCGTGATCGATAGTCCTTTAAGTGCAGCTTCAAGATTACCTGCGGCTAACATTTCTACAACCACGGGGTGCATAGGAGCATCTAAGTTTGATACTGAATCTACAGGTAATTTTTTCAACGCAGATTTTTCTCTAATACGGTCTATATTTTTATTAAGTTGCGCCTCGGTTATCTCACCCGCTTCAAACTTAGCTCTTTCATTCTCAATGTTAATATTATCAGCATTTATGATTACTTGGTCTTCGCTTGTTTTTCGTCTTTTTATATAGTCTGCTTGTGCTTTAAGAGTTCTTATTTCTTCTCTTTTTTGAGCTGCAAATTTTTCTTTAGCTTTTTCAGATAAATTCTCGTTAACCCATTTTTCTATGGAAAGCGCTGACGCTTCAACTGAGTTCTGCATTCTTTCATTAAGCGCGGCATCTACATCGGTTACAGTTTCTTTACCTGTTTTTGGATCTTTAGTAGAAGATTTCTGTGTTCTTTTTACCTTTGCCGATATTTCGTGCGGTGCGTCATCTAGCAACACATCTGCAGGATAAGGAGCTTTTCGTAACCGCTCTTGTACTTTAAACAACGGATTAGATTTAGGTAAAGTAGCACCTGTTACAAGGTCTTGTACTTTTTTTAAGTCTGAAGAATCTAACGCACCGCCTTTAGTCCCTCTATCATATGGGTCTGTGGCTACAGTAGAAAACTCTTCTTCGTATCTCTGTAATCTAGTTCTTCGCCCTCGTTTATCTTGTTTATCAAACGCTGCTTTAGTTGCGTTTATACTCTCTAAAGATGCTTGTTTTTCAACGTCTTTCCTTGCCGAAGCGTCGAGTCCTGCCTGTTCTCCTACAGCTATTTCAGCTAACTGAGCCTCGTCTCTCTTTACTTCTGCTGCCTGAACTTCTTCAGTTTTTAATTCTCTAGCGGTTTGAACTTGAGCTGGGACTCTGCCTGTTTTAATGTCTACCGCTCTTTGATTTGCTTCAGCTCTACTTATTTCACCTGCTTCAAGTTTTCTTGCTACTACATCAAGATTAGCCTGTTGATTACGAGTCAACGCTGAAAGACTAGTTACTGTTTCATCTTTAAATATAGGCTCTTCTTCAACTGGAGTTTTTGTTTTTTCTGCTTCTCTTTTTCTTGCGAGAAAATCTACGGCTGCTTCACCTTCTTTCGGTGTAACCTCTAATGTATCGTCTCCAGTGACTTCTGTATCAACAGCAGGTCTAACGCTAGGCTCAGGGCTGTCCACTCTTGCCTCTTCAGGTGCATCAGGCTCCTTGGCATCCTTATCGTCTCTCGTTGATATAACATCTTGAACGCCAGCTCTACTTCCTGTTGTGATAGGCTCTCCAATATCTGCATCGGCTTCTCCTTCGGGTTCAGGTTCTGGCTCTGGTTCTGGCTCTGGCTCTGGCTCTGGCTCTGGTTCAGGTTCTGGTTCAGCCTGTAATAGTCTAGCTTTCTCTTCCGCAGCTTTTGTTCTTGCGGCCTCTTCTTTTTCTTCAGTTTCTAGCCTTGCGATTTCTTCTTGAGCTGCTGTTCTTCGAGCTTCTTCTCGCATTTCTGGTGTAGTTGCCCGTATATTACCTGCTGCACCCACAGTGCTACCGATCATACCTGCTGCTACACCTGCGTCTATATACTCACTAATAGCCTCATCGCTAGTCAACGATAATCCTGCTTGGGCACGCTCAATAACTTGTTGTCCTATCTCAGTAGGTACTTCAGCCGCTGCACCTCTGACTGACCCTTTACCTATTCTTGTAAGCACGCCCCCTTGTTTCATTAACGGCGTCGCAAAAAATCCTCCAACTAACAAACGGTCAACAATACCTTCTGCCGCTGCTTGTGGTATTGCAGATAAAAA